GTACCGGGTACATCAAGAGGGTCAAGAAACCCCACAACACCGTTACTAAACATAAAACTAGTGACATAACTATTTCCATAAAAAGGAAAAGTAAAGTCAAGAGGTACTTCCACCCAGCCATCATCTGCAATCTGATGCTCAATTATCTCTGGGTCAGACCACGAGGATAGCGAGCAAGATAACGCCAATAATACCGCTAACCAATTTCTCAAGAAATACTCCTCTATCCATATTTGCTGTCTGTTGTTTCTTAGGAATCTTCTTAGGATTCAATCTCCATTCTGCTGTAGCTTCTTGTCCTATTAGACCCTCACCTGTAGTGGGTGAATAAATCGGGCAGGGAGTCCCTGCAAATTTCATTGCGTCAAACACCGACCTCGTTTGGCACATTAAAGCAACTGCTGCTACCTTCATACCCATATCATATAATACTTTAGCATTCTTTAATCTCATACAGTTCTCATCTGAGTAAGCCTGTCCTGTACTGATACCTAGTATCTGTGTCTGTACTGCTCCACTAACTCCTACCATACATAAGTCACTATTACTTGCGTTAATGCTCGGACTAATTGCACTAGGTGGGTTTGTCCTTATTGTACTCTTAGTGTCTGTGCTTGTAGTTACTGTGCTATTGCTTGTACTGTTTGTTACGATTGGGTCAGCAGCCATTACTGGCAATACAAACACTATCCAAAATGCTAGGACTATAAACCCAGCTATTACATTGTTACGCAGTCTGTCAGACATTACTCAGGCACTTCAGCTACTACATCTTTAGCAAATTGCACAAGATTTAAAGAAAATGCTTGGTTTACTTGTGCTTCTTCTCCTGTAGCTATTGTTATTCCATTTGCATTACAATGTTTTATAAGAATATTTATTATATTTTCTTTAGCTTGTCTTGCTCGATTTACTGCACAATTGGTAAGCCAATCAATTTCTGAACTTGCAATATACTTTAAGCATTTTTCTTCTGTGTCTGTTATTGTTACTGTTATGTTTGCCATAATTATTACCCTATTAAATGTCCGTTGAAAAAACTGAATGATGGATTACCGTGAATAATATGATTCAAATCCACTGTTGCTACTACATAATCATTTGCAGATAAATATGTTGAACATTGCATAGCTACAATTACATATCCACCTGAACCTGTATAAGTATTTTGGTAATACCAACGCAAAAAATCAAAACTAAGTAAATCACCACCTCCAGTACCGTTTTTAAATAGCTTTCCACAATCAGCTAAATTTGTACCATTAGTAACACCTTGAAATAGAATTTGCGCCCAAAAGGTATAAACTCCATCTACAGGGGCAGTAAATCTTCCTGTGCTTGTAGAATAGTGACTACCAATATTAAATGGTGCTTGATGACCGCTAGAAGATGTAGTGGTATCAAAAACAACTATTCTTCTACCACTAGCAGCAGCAATATTAGTACCACATCCTGCTTGAAACGCTGGTTGCTTGGGAGCAGTAATGTGACCATTATTATCAATAGTCATAGCAGTAGTCCAACTAATCGCTGAATCTGCTGAACCTGAAGGTGCTACTAAAAAACTATGTACGCCCGCTTGTTGTTTATAAAGAGATGCTTCATCGGTATTTATATACTTATTAGAAGCATTATCTTTCCAGTTTGAGCCAAGATAAGTACTATTATCAGCATAACCTCCTACAGCAGCTCCTGTTCCCAGCTGAAGGATACGATACTCAGAGCCTACACCACCGTTATACCAATCATTTTCTGGAGTTACGCCAATCCCTACATTTTCCCTTGAGTCAATAGTTATAGCAGTAGCATCAGCATTGTCATCAATACCTAATGAAGTAAGATTACCACTAACAGTTAAATTACCACTTGAGTCTATACTCGCTTTCTCTACTCCGTTGGCTTGGAACTTTATATCTTTAGACGAACCATCAGCGTTTAGTGTTAGATGTTCGTCACTTGATTTTATTGTACTCATCCCGCTATCTCCATAAGTGTTACTGTTGATACACCCCTTCCTGCACCATAATCATTATGACCATATCCTGAACGATTTAAATATACTGTTCCACCACCACTAATATCAGATTTTAAATAAGTGTTTACTCTATATTTAACTTCGTCTGTAGTATTAGGAGAATCTAAATATTGCCAAGAATATGGTGGTAGTGTATTTGTACCGTGTGCTGATGCACTACCTCTATCTGTAGCACCAATCATAGTTCCAGAAAGCCACATTGAAGAACTACCTGATGTTGGTGGCATCCATCCACTTGAAGATGACAAAGAAGGTGTTGCTCCATTTATTCCTCTTTGTAATCTATAGACACCATAAACAGCAGTTGCTGTACTAAATTGAGCGTTAATCATTACTAAAATTTTGCTTGAAGTTGCACTTGGTGTAATTGTAGTGTCTAAGTCTGTCCAATTTAATCCCGCAGAACTATAACCACCCGAATCAGTAGTTTGAGCAGTAACATTACTTTGAGCGGTTATTCCGCTATAAACAGTTTGTACAACCTGTAACACACTACCCGTAGGCAAGTCACCAGTTTCTATAGCACCAGTCTGTACTTTGTTTACACCTGTAGCACCACTAATCTCTGTTGGCATTTACTACTCCTTATGGTTTAGGATTGGCATCCTTGACAGCTTTAATTGCCTTATGCCACTCACCTGTTGCGTCTAACTTACCAGCAGTCATATCGTGGTACAGTTGGTCTAACTGCTCCTTGATTTCTGCGTAAGCTGTTGCCCTTGTTCTTTGGTATGCGTTACCATCATAGACAGCTTGCAGTCTTGTAACTTCTGCTGCTAGTTCGTCTGCGGTAGGTTCAGTTTGTTTACTGTCCAACCATTCTAATTTGTCACCTCGCAATACCCATTCAGCCTTTGGCTTTAAAGATTGAAGGGCATCGACTGTTGTCATCTCATTTGCCATTTCTTACTCCTGTTAAAAAAATTAAATTAATTATTGTTTGATTTCTTGACATACAATATGCGCTCCGTATGTAGAAGCATATGTTCTAAATGTACCTTCGTGTGCATAAAGCTGTATTCTGTATTCAACTTGATTTGTTGTGCTTGGTGAATCAAAATAAACACCCGAAACTACCATATTTACTTCTGCTGGTGTACCTCTTACTTGACATAATTCTGTAAAATTTGCACTATTCCATACAACTGTTGCTACACCACCTACAACACGCTTCAATCTAACAGCGCCTCGTAAAGCACTACCACCACCTGAAAATTTAACAGGTTGTGAAAAAGATACTAAAACTTTATTGCTGCTTGATGTAGGAGTAAAGTTAATAAATGTTCCAGCATCAGACCAGCTGGTAGAACTTGTTGAAGTTTCCGAAGTAGTTCCCGACATTCCAACTTGTACTACAGCACCAGCTCCTAATTTGTCTGTTGTAACAGTAGGCAAACTAGCTGTTGTCATTCCTGATAGCTGATTCTGTAAGGCTATAGTGCCTGAACCATCTGCGGTTTCTAATTGGTCTACTTTAATTTTTGATGCCATTAGCCAGCTACCTCCTGTAATAAAATAGTCGTTGGATTACTAGCATCATTAAATATTACTGAACCTGAATAAACTCTCACTTGCATTTTGTAAGTAATACTTGATGTGCTTGATGGTGAATCTAAATATAAATATGGAGTTCGATTGTTTATTTGAGTAGCTTGACCTTGATAACTGTGATAATTAGAAGTTTCAAAAATCTTAGTTGAATCTCTAAATAATGCAACACCAATACCTTCACCATTTCCTATTTCGTGTTGACTTTGAGTCATTATTAAAATTTTACTATTTGTACTACTTGGTGTAATACTTGCACTTAATCCTAAATCAACAAGAGAAGTTGAAGTAGTTGTAAGTTGTGTAGAATAAGTGCCAACTACTGTCTGTAATATATGACCAGCTGGCATTTGCAAATCATAACCAGTTGGTGCTTGTATCGCTTTAACTTCTAATGTACTCATACTACACTCCAGTTTCCGTTGACTGTGACTGTGTATCCGTCTGCGATTGTTATCGTTCCACCGCTTACACCATTCTTGTCACTAGGTATTGTTATGTTCTCGCTTATTGTTTGTGCATTAGTTCGTATAATATGTGCAGTACCTAGTCCTGTCACATTGGCTAGTCCATCTGTGGCTAGTCCAGTTATACTTCCGTCACCGTTTACTACTACTGCCATTCGTTACTCCTATAAACTATTCGCATCCATCATCTCTTGATAGGCTGTCTTTACTGAGTCAGTCCAAGTCGCATTAGCTACTGCCTGTACTCTAGCATCTTCACCGCTAATGTCTGTGTCTGCCCAAGAGCCACTAGCTTTAGTGCTAGGTGCTACAACGTGTCTGTGAAACGATGATGACAATACTGCTCCATCTTCCTTAACTCTTGTTGCTGTGCGAACTTGCACTTGCCCCATCTCTAATACTTCAATCTTGTCTACTACTGTTTCTTTTGTTAATGCCATTGCATTCTCCTGTTGTTAAATGTCCGTTCTAAGAATCCACTTAGAATAATTAAATAAAATATGAAAATGTAAATAACGCCCACGCATCATTATCAAGTCTTTGAGCAAACCCTGTGCCAGAACCATTAAAACCATATTCTGCTACAGTTAAAGTTGTACTATTACCTATTAAAGTTGCCAAAGGAACGTGGTCAATATCACTACTTAATTCAAAAACTGGAAATAAAAATTTTGGTGATTTGTTATTTCCACTACCTACTGTAAAAGGTAAACCTGAAACTGTTATTAAACCTGTTGGACTACTAACACTATTTGTATATAATCTTCCCGCAACAGTCACAAGATTTCCAATTTTTGTATAAGTTGCACTACTATATGAAGTGTTTGTATTTAAAGTTCCACCTTGAGAAGTCCAAGTAGGACTCCAAGAACCTTCCTCATAATCGTCTAAAGTATTGGCTGTTCCTGTTCCGCCTACTTTAAGTCCACCTGATAGGTAGAGGTCTTTGTAACGAAAAGAAGCATAGCCTAAATCTTTAGCGTTATCCGTTGCTGGATACCAAGCAGTAGAATCTCCATTGTAAGTATCTGTTCCACTTACTTGTAGTTTAAGAGTCCCACCTTCTGAATTTAAATAAATATTAGAACCATTAGTACCAATATTACCCTTAGTCGTACCATCTTTGCGGAACTCTACAATATCACCATCAGAAGTTTTGCGGTTCATATACATAAGGGTGTCACCCTCTCTAGCAATATTTACCATTCCTGCTGGTCTAATATCAATACCAGTAACTCCTGAACCGCCAACATAAGTAGTTTTTCCAATTAACACATTTTCATCACTATCAATTGTGATAGCAGTCGCATTACCATTATCATCAATGCTTGGTGTTGCTGCTCCTAGTGTTACATCCTCATCAGGTAGTGTAATCGTTCTGTCTGTACTCGTATTCGGAGCAGTTACAGTTAGTACCCCTGTGCCTGAAGCGTGTCCTTGTATTTTTACTTTTGCCATTATGCTATCACCCAAGTTGAACCAGTAGGTACTGTGACTGATACCCCTGTGTTAATTGTAATTGGACCAGCAGCTATAGCGTTGTTGCCACTTGTAATGCTATAGTTACTACTGATTGTGTGTGCGTGTTCCCACATTCCATTTGCTGTAGTATTACCAGATTCTATTTCTGCCCAAGTTAAACCACCTGTATTGCCAGACTGTGCTGTAAGTGCATATCCGTTTGTGGGTGTATTTGATACTTTAAGATTAGCTTCATCTACTACATTGTCTGCAATAGTTAATGCTGTTGCTCCTGTTACTTCGCCTGTGTGAGTAGCGTTTGTTACTTTAGCTGTATTGGCTGCAATTTCAGTATTAATTGAGTTAGCTAACTTGTCTGCTGTAACCGCATCATCAGCAATCATTCCTGTTTCTACTGCACCAGATGCTATTGTAAGTTCAGTTGCTCCTGTGACATCACCAGTATGTGTAGCATTAGTTACTTTGGCTGTGTTTGCTGTAATAGCATTTGCTTGACTTGTAGTAATACCTACTTTAGCGGTATTAGCAGCAATAGCTGTATTAATTGCATTAGCTAGTTTAGCCTCTGTAACTGCATCATCTGCAATCTTAGCTGTTGTGATAGAGCCATCAGCAACTGCTGCACCTGCTAGTAAATTTGTGGCTGTTACTTTCTTAGAAGTACCGCCATCATTAATTAATAATTCTTCACTACCTCCTATTGAGGTTTTTGCTGGTAAGGCTGATACTTTAGTTGTTGCCATGTTTACTCCGTAATAATGTAGTCAGGACTAGCATTGCTAGACGCTTCAGTTATAAAATACAAGCCAGTTGATTCTGTTTCTATTTCTTCTTCAGATGAAGCAGGAGGACCTATTGGCGTAGATGTTTGCGACCTTCTTCTAAAAAGATAAACAGGTACAAACTTCTTTTGTTTTCTAGTTAACTTATATGCCATTACTCTAGCCTGTCTAACATTCTTTTTCTACCTATACGTCTACGTTCGTTTAAGTTTCCTAACTCTTCCGTAAATTGTTCTACAAGAGGAGTATAAGAAATATCTCTTACAACTGTTTTTCTTTTAGGTAGTGTACTTCCTTTAGGTTCTACGTAAGTTCCTTTAGATATTTTCTTTATTACATCTTTAGGTGTAGCCATTAAACCAGTAGGGTCAGGTAAAGACGACATCTTAGGTAAATTTAATTTATCTTTCTGTGCTTTTAATTTAGTTCCTGATTCTACTTTAGGTGCAGAAGCTTGTATATCTTTTACTTCTTCTAAGACATCTTCCTTACTTATCATCTCATCTAAGATATCTTGTAGCTCATTGCTTTCATCTTCAAAAGAATTAATTTCATCTTTAAATTGCAATCCATTTTCCTCTAGGAATGCAGCTACCTCTTCTGGAGTAGCTACTGGATTCTCAACCTTATAAGCTTTTTCAGCTAATTGGTTGTATAGTTGTGCAATCTTTTGCTTTATCTTTTGTAGTTCTAAGTCTAAAGCAGTATCGTCAAATAAATCAGCTATGTCCATAATTCTCCTAATTAGCTAAATATAACCCCCTCATGTAGAAGGGGTTACGGTTTAACTAACTATTATCTGTCAGTTACAAAAGCGAAACCTGAAGCGTCACGCATCTCACCAACACCATAGATAGTGTCAGCAGTATACAAGTCACCTAGGTACTCTTGCATGTAAGATGATTGTGAACGTACTCCTAGTTGCTCAACTAGAGCCATTGCGTCTTTATGTAGAACTAGACCAATGTCATGTACGACTGAACCAGTAGCACACTGAGTAGTACCCATAGCGTTAGTAACATATACATCAATACCGTAGATTTGTCCAACCTTACCAGTCTTGATTGCATTACCGTCACCAATAAACGCTTGCTCAGTATAACGCTGAATGCCTAACATGTCAGTGTACTGACGTGGAGTTAGAACAATTGCACGTCCGTCCTGTGGTACGTCAGCTAGGTCTAGCTTCTCTACCATTGCACGGATTGCAGCGTCACCACCAGTTGCTAGTGAAATAGCATTACCAGTACCTGAGCGGTCCCAGTCAGAAAGTACACCAGAGCTGTTAAATACTTGTGCTTTGTTCCAACCTGAGTTACCTGCTGTACCATTACCACCGTTAAGTGCTGCTGCTTTGTTAAACAAGTCTAGGTCGACCTGTGTACTTAGAGCATAGCCAGCATCTTCTGTGTAGAATCTACGTAGAGAGCTCAATGCTTGAACCTCTGCCATATCTTCAATTAGCACTGAGTATTCATAGTGCTTGTCAATGCTTAGTGCTGTGTTGCCATGAGTATCGCCTTGAATCTTTACTAGCGAGTTCTCTCCCTTTGAAGTTGCTGAACCACGTACCGGTGTTGGGATGTTGATTGTATCACCCTTCTTACCTTTGTGGTTGATGCGAGTTACCAAATTAGCTAATACTAAGTTCTTTTGATAACTGGCAATAACTTCGTCACTCCACAACTCTGGAATAAAAGTTGCAGCTGTAGTGACTGTTTGGTTATTAGTACCAATTACACCTGTTGCCATTTTATATATCTCCTATATATCTTATTATTTTACCCTCCCCTCTGCGTAAGCCTCGTAGATTTCATCTTCTAAACTCTGATAACGCTTTGGGTCAGTCTGTTTTAAACGTATTAAATCAGCACGCCTGTAAATCTTTTTACCAGCTGTTGACTCACCGGAAGCTCTTGATACTCCTTCACCTGCTTTCATTGCAGTATCTCTTTTAGTCTTTTTGCTTTCATTTACTTCTTTCGTCTTAGAAATCATTTGTCTTTCTTTCCAAGTCGTAAGCAGTTCATTGGCTGCGTCAAAGTCATAAGAGTCTGCTTCTTTATACAAGCGTTGTCTTATTTTACTTCCATTTACCCACTCCTGAAATCCTCCGTCAGTGATGACTTCTTGGAAATCTGGATGTGCTTTTTCGAGTTGTTGGGCAGTCAAAGCAGCTTGTTGCTGTTGTGTCTGTTCCGAAAACTCTCTGAACCTAGGATGATTATCTATAATTTGCCTGACTGCTTCTTCAGGATTATCATAAAAATCTGCTGGCTCACTTGTGGTAGTCTGTTGGCTTTGCGAACTTATCTGTGATTGCAAATAAGAATCAGTAAGCTTTCTAAGTTCACCAATCTCTTGCCCTTTCCTACCTAGTTCTTTCTCTAGGTTCTCATAGGCTTCAGCTATTTCTGATGAGGACTTACCTTGAAATTTCTTAGGAAGCTCAGGCTCTGTTGTTTCTTGCTCTTGAGTTACTTCCTCGTTAACTTCATCCTCTACAGCTAATGCTTCTAAAGATTCGTTTACTTGCTCTTCTACTGGTTCTTCATGAACCTCAGGGTCTACAATTTTACTACTCATGCTTCTTACCTCCGTCTTTTAAGATTATGGGGGTTATAAAAATGTTAGAGCTGGTACTAATCCAGTTGTTCTAACGCTAGTTTGGTAGCTTCCTCTAAATTAATAAACATGTTTAGGAAAGATACCTGACCTCTACGTAAATGTAGAGTCTTTTCATCTTCAATGTCATAGATTTTTTCAAGTGACTCTGCTAGTTTAGTGTACTCTTCTAACAATACACGCCAGCCATCATGTTGAATCATGTCTAATCGTTGTTCTAATACTTCTCTATCTGTCATCCGTTCATTGCCTTAGACAAATTAAGTATAGTTTCTGAGTTTAGATGTTCTACTTCAGGTACATTACGTGCAGTTTCTGACTGTATACCTTTTATTCTTACCATCTTCTCAGCTAGTTCTAGTTGTTTCTTAGCTAAAGTTTCATTAGATGCTTTATCACCTGCATCTACTTGTAGCTTCTGTGCTTCTGCATATAGCTTATTAATGTCTGCTTTAAGTTCTTCTAGCTCAAGCATTGACTTCTGCATTTCTATTTGTTTAATCTGTTGTTCTTCAGGGTTAGGTTGCATCATTTGATTGATTGCTTGTACTAACTGTGTTCTGTTAGACAGTGATGAGTTTTCAAATATACTCATTAATATAACAAAGAATGCAGGAGAACCTTGTGGTGTCATAGATAACAACTGTACCATCTGTGTTGTTTCTAGTTCCTTAGCCATAATACCTAGACTACTGTAAGGTTTAAACTTAAAGTCTACTGCTGGATATCTTTCGTTATCAAACTGTATACGTCTGTTTAAAGTCTTATTAATCATAGGAATCAAGAATGAATCTTGGAAATTCATTAGTGTTCTCTTCTGACGTTTGATAGATGCTGCTTGGAGCATTGACATACCACTAGCAGTTCCATTCCGAGGATTGGAAAAGTTACTGTTAGCTGTGTCCATAGCACCAGTACCCATCTGAACCATGCGTTCTAGCTCTGCTGCTTCGGTAAAGGTCGACTGGGATAGACTACCAAAGTTCAGTGGCATTAGAACGGATTTAGGGTCGCCATTCGTAAGGATTGTCTTACCGGGACGGACATCGAATTTCGTTCCACGTGGTAGACGAGTGGCATCTAAACCCATCATTGGGTGTGTCGTGAGTGCTAAGGCGTCAATACGAGCTCTCAGTTCAGCATCTAAAGCTTTCTGTGGATTATATCCCTTTTCAGCTACACCTCTACCCCAGAACTTCGAGGGAACACGGTCATTTTGATAGGCAACAAACGGTCTATCATTTAACATGTATGGGTTTTCTGCTGCTCTTAGTACGCAATCGTCATTAGCAATTGTAACAACTGCTTCAACTAACTCATCATCATTGTAGTCAAACTGGTCTACGCTGCTTGAGTTTCCACTAAGAAATCTTTTAGGAACTAATCCCCAATATTCTACAATCTTTACTTTGTCATCTTCATCAGAGTCACTAAACTCTTCATCAAAGCCAAAGTCTGCTTTGTCATAACTACCTAATGGCATATCATTATATATACCATCCTTCATGCCCTTAGTAATCATATACCTTGGTTTAATTACTATGTGGGCGACACCTAATGCTTCATCTATTGTTGTAGCTGTAGGGTCAATAACAAATTCTTTTGGTGATACTGATTCTAACTTAACACATGTGTATGGTATTTCCTGTGTTCTAGTATTAGTAGTCATGGTTCCCGGTACTGGCTCTTCAATAGCCACCATTTCCATTTTATCCTGTACTAATACCTTACCAATACCTGTACCAAATATAGCACCGTTAAGTAAACACTCTGCAATAGCGTCCTTAACTCCATCTTTTGTTAAATCTTCATGGAGTAAGTTACGTATGTACTCTGCATCTTGTTTGTTTTGGTCAAGGATGTCATCTTCTAAGTCAAACCAACGGTTGCCTCCAAAGATTGCTTCCTCTAATTCTGCTACTGTAGCTTCAATTGCCTGTGATGTGGCTGGAGAAATTAATTTACTCTTCTCTGACTGCCTTGTTTTGTCATCGTTTGCCCAAATACCACGCCATAATCTGTAATATTCGTCCCATTTAGACATATAGTTAGTATTCCTGTGGTCCTCCCACTGGTCTACTCTGTCTAACACCCATTCTCTTAACTGACTGTGTGGACTATCTAGGTAATCTTTCTCTTCCATAAATTAATATCCTGCTATTGCGTCCATTGGTTCCCATTCGTCTAGTTCTATACTGCCTGCGTAGTCTGCTACACTGACTTGGTCTATATATGCAAGGCTATCCAGTAAATCATCATGGCTAAGAGGGGAAGGGAAGTCCATCATTTGGGAAATAAAGTGGTCATTCCAACTTGCCTTTCTAAATTTTATCTTACCATGCTCTAGTCGTCCTTGCAGCGACCATGTAATTCTGTCTATCTTTCTTTTACCGCCATGAGTAACATCTGTTATGTTAACCCATCTACCGTGTGTCCTCATCTCATCTTCAAGATAAGGCATGATTGCGTTCTTTAACGCTCCGGCTTCAATTCCGACAGTAGTTGCTTGACTTTCAATTGCAGCCTGTAGTATTTTAAAAGCAGTTTCTTTAATACCCCATCTACCATGATATATATCCTTTACTAACCATTCATCATTAACAATCTTAACTACTGATATTGCTGTTTCGTCTAACTTACTTGACTTTAAACCTCTGTCTTTACTTGCTGCTTCAAACCCTGCTGGGTCTACTGCAACTACATAATGACCTATTGTACCTTCCGCAAAGTCTGTTTCATTATCGACATACTTAATCCACTCTTCCTTAAATATTCCTCCTGTGAAGGATTCAAAGGTGGCTTCAAATTCCTGCCTGAACGCTTGAGTAGACATTGTACTCTTTGCAGCAGCGATTTCTTTGGGGTCCAGTAATGGATTATCTGTAGAATTAAATTGAAATGCTTGCCAGTCATCATCTTGTTGTGCTTCTATGTATAGTTTATAAAAATGATTCTTTCCTGCAGGGGTACCAATAAACATAGCACCACCTTTTACATCTGCAAGAGTAGGTCTTAAAATCATTTCCCACACTTCAGGCTTCATACTGGCATATTCATCAAGTACAACGTACTCCAATCCTACACCCCTCAAAG